CGACGCCGCTCCCGAACAATCGAACGTCACCACCGGCTGAGTCCCTCATGAATCTGCAGAGTCTCGTTGCCAGCCGTCTGACCGGCCGGCCCTGGGCGATCGCGCCTGGTCGACTGGAAGGACTACTTGGCGGCGTCGCCACGCTCACGGCCGGTGGCGATCTTCCACCGTGGCTGCAGGAGAGGTCCCGCCGGCAGGACTACACCGTGACCGATAGCGGCATCGCGGTTGTCCCGATCGTCGGTCCACTCGTCGCCCGCGGCGACTGGCTGACCGCGCTGCTCGGCGCCAGCGAATACGCCGCCGTTGCCGATGCGCTGACCGCCGCCGCTGCTGATCCGTCGGTTCGCGGCATCCTGCTCGAGGTGGACTCGCCCGGCGGCGAGGTCGGCGGCCTGTTCGACCTGGTCGAGGAAGTCGGCAGCATCCGGGCGCGGTGCGGCAAGCCGTTGTGGGCGGTCGCGTCGGAATGTGCCCTGTCGGCCGCCTACGCCATCGCCTCGGCTGCGGCCCGGCTCTACGTCACCCGCACCGGCGAGGTCGGCTCGGTCGGCGTCGTCGCCGTGCATCTCGACGAGAGCGGCGCCGATGCCATGGCCGGGCTGAGCTGGACGCTGATCCACGCCGGCGCGCGCAAGACAGACGGCAACCCGCACCAGCCGCTATCGCCGCGGGCAACCGCCGCCATTCAGGCCGACGTCGATCACCTCTACGGTGCGCTGGTCGCCCTCGTCGCCGGCAACCGCGGCCTCGGTGCCGATGCGGTCCACGCCACGGAAGCTGCGATCTACCGCGGCGAGAGGGCGGTCACGGCGAAGCTCGCCGACCGGGTGGGTACCGTCTCCCACGCCATCGGCGATCTGGAGGCGGCGCTGGAGACAAAGCGGCTCCGTGCTGGCTCGTCGACGAGCCGAGGCGCTGCTGGTCAATTCCGATCACCCACAAGGACACTCGTCATGGATGCTTCTGATCCGCTGAGCGCGGGCAGCGCCGAACCGACGGAGGATGCGGCCGGCCCAACCGAAACGCCCAAGGCGCTGCCAGCGAGCGCACTGCCGCATCGTCCCCTGCCGGCGCCCGTTCCCGACGCGCACGCCATCGCCGAGACGTTGCGCGCCGAGTTTGCCGAGATCGCGACGATTGCCGCCCAGGCGGGTCGTCTCGGCATCGGCATCGATGCCGGCGATGCCATGCGCCGGAGACTGAAGCCCGACGCCTTGCGCCAGTCGGTTCTCGACCAGCTGGCGGCGCGCGCCGAAGCCGCCGACGTGGTCGCGGCAGCACCGCCGTCCGCCACCGCCGGCGACAGCCCCATCGTCAGACGCGCCCGCGAGCGCGCCGCGGCCAGCAGCCGGTAAGGATATCCGCCATGCCCGTGCTCACCATGACCCCGACGCTTGGCGACCTGCTGAAGTTCGAGCTCGACGCCAGCTATTGCCGCGACACTGTTACGCTGAAGGCTGGTACCAGCTACCCGCTGGGCGCGGTGCTCGGCAGGATCACCGCCAGCGGCAAGTATCGGCTGTCGCCGGCGGCCGAGGTGGTCGGCGACGAGGGGGCAGAGACCGCCATCGCCGTGCTGCTGGAAGCGGTCGATGCCAGCACCGCCGACAGGGCCGGCCTAATCGCCGCCCGCGGTCCGGTGATCCTGTCGAAGGCGGCGCTGGTCTTCGACGCCTCGGTCGACCAGGCGGCGGAAAAGACCGCCAAGCACACGCAGCTTGCCGCCCTCGGCCTCGTCGCCCGCGACACCGCCTGATCATAAGGATCCCCCGCACCATGGTCACGATGATCAACCCGTTCGACGCGGGCGGCTATTCGCTCGCCGAGATGACGGAAGCCCTCAACATCCTGCCCAACGTCTACAGCCGCCTGGGACAGNNCGATCCGCTGGCCACGGTGATGGAGAGGAAACTCACCCGCATGCGCGTCAAGCACGCGCAGACGCGTGAGTACATGGAGATCAATGCGCTGAAGGGCATCGTCAAGGACGGCGCCGGCACGCCCCTCTACGACTACTTCACGGAGTTCGGGCTTACCCAGCAAACTGTCGACTTCGTCCTCGGCACCGCCACCACCAACGTCCAGGCGAAGGTGCGCGAGGTGCTGCGC